GTTTGGTTCCAAGTGAATTTGGTCAAGTATTAACCATTCGCAGCAAGAATGAAAACATCAAAAAGATTCTAAACAATTTGTTTTATGACATTTTGAATGTTGAGTTTAATATGTGGAGTTGGACTCGCAACATGTGTAAATATGGCGACTTCTTTCTACGCATGGAAATATCACCAGAGTATGGTGTATATATGGTTCATCCAATCAGCCCATACGAACTTACTCGTGTTGAAGGCAGTGATCCAAAGAATTTAAACTATGTAAAGTATCAACATGACGGCGCTGGCGGCGGCATGGAATATGAAAACTTTGAAATAGCCCATTTTCGTTTGCTAAGTGATAGTAATTTCTTGCCATATGGTAAGAGTATGATTGAACCAGCACGCCGTGTATGGAAACAATTAAGTCTTATGGAAGATGCGATGTTAATTCACCGTATCATGAGAGCGCCAGAAAAGCGTATCTTTTCCATCGACGTTGGTAATATTGCTCCATCCGAAATTGATCCGGCAATGCAAAAGATTATTTCTCAAGTAAAGAAGGTTCCATATATTGATGAAAAGACCGGTGATTATAACCTACGCTTTAATTTGAACAACATGGTAGAAGACTTTTATCTACCTGTTCGTGGCAGTGACAGCGGTACCAAGATTGATACATTGCCAGGTATGGAATTTACCGGCATTGATGACTTGGAATATGTTCGCAACAAGATGATGGCTGCTCTAAAGATTCCAAAGGCATTTTTGGGCTATGATGAAAGTATTTCTGGTAAAGCAACTCTTGCTGCCGAAGATGTTCGTTTTGCTCGCACCATCGGTCGTATTCAACGTATCATCGTTTCTGAATTGACCAAGATTGCTATTGTTCACTTGTATGTTCAAGGTTATCAAGACGCATCTCTTGTAGACTTTGAATTAGAATTAAGCAATCCATCCACAATCTTCGAACAAGAAAAATTAGAAATCTGGCAAAACAAAGTCAACTTGGCTAGTGATATGATGGAAGCTAGTATGTTCAGTAAAAAATGGATATACAATAAAATATTTAATATGTCCGGCGATGACATCGAAAGCATACAAGGCGACGTTATCAAGGACAAGAAAGAAGCGTGGCGAATGGAGCAGATTACCACCGAAGGTAATGATCCTGCCACAAGTAAACAAAAAGCCGGTGAAGGTGGTTTGACAGATATAGGCGGTGAAACGGGTGGCGAGGCTGGTGGCGAAGCTGGCGGTGAGGCGGGTGGTGAAGTACCGGGTCTTCCTCCATTGGAAGAAATAAAAGAACCGGAAGGTCAAGAACTTGACGAAGAAACTCGCCGCGAAAGAGAACAAGGTATTCGGGACCAAACCGGCAACAAAGAAAAATATACACACGGTTTTGATAAGACCAGAGGCGAAGATCCTCTTGGCAATGGTCAAAATAAAGAAAAATCAAGAACAGAGCGTTCTACCCGTCATATATACAGAGGTTCTGCTTTAAGTATGGATGAAGATCTAAAGCATATAAAGCAGTCACTAATGACCAAATATAATAACAAACAAAAGAAGGTAATAACCGAAGAAAAGTCTATATTAGACGAATCCAATCTCATTAACGAAGATAAACCACTCTAAATATTGAGTTTTTATCACCCACGCACATATTTATAAATAATAAAACTGTATGAAGAAGCTTAAACACTCGAAATATAAGAATGCTGGCATTTTATTTGAACTGCTTGTCAGACAAGTAACCGCCGACATTCTTAATGGTCAAGAAGACTCAAAAGCAAATAATATTTTGAGAAACTATTTTTCAGAATCAACGGAACTTGGCAAAGAAAACAGACTATATCGTATTATAATGGAAGAAAAAACCAAGGATCAATCGTCTGCTGATAGATTACTTGAAACCATTATTAAGACTCGTCGCAAGCTTGATGAAAGAGCTTTGAATTTACAAAAGTATAATCTAATCAAAGAAATTCGTACTAATTACCCGTTGGATGATTTCTTAAAAGGCACGATTAGTAATTATAAACTTTTAGCTTCTATCTATAAAATATTTGAAGAATCTGTAAATGCTGTTGAGTGCGATCCTCGTGAAATTTTTAAAGCTCGCAATTGTATTGTTGAAAGTATTGCTGCCGCTAAAACACCAACTCGTTTGGTTAATGAAGATGAAAAGAAAGATTTGGTCAAAGTATATCAACAACAAAACGAAGATGTTCGTCTTCTTGCTTATAAACTGCTTGTTGATTCGTTTAATGAAAAATACAAAGGCTTGGACGACAAGCAAAAGATTCTTATTCGCGAATATATCAACAATATCAGCAACACCAATTCACTTCGTCAATATATCAATGAAGAAGTTCCTCTTGTTCGCCAAGAAATCAGCGAGTTGAAGAGCAAGGTTAATAATGAAGTTGTTCGCATCAAACTCGATGAAACACTTAATCAGTTAGACAAGGTTGCTAAAGGCACTCTTGTTAAGGAAAATCAAATCATGGCACTTATGTTAAGCTACGAGCTTATCAAAGAGCTAAAACAAATCAAATAAAACATCATGACAAAGTCACAACTAAAACAGCTAATCAGAGAAACAATAAATGAAGCTACACAGCCACAAAAGGTTGTTGGAAAATACATCTATTTTCCAGATTCTAACGAAACGTATAGTTTAAAGCCGTATAAACTGGTCAAAGATGGTGGATGCGATATATCTCTGTCAAATAATTGGACAAAAGCAACATTAATGCAAGGACAAGATGTTAGAGATATGGGAATCGACAGCGTTACAGACATATCGGCTTGGTATATTGTAAACAATGCTCCGTCAGATCATACATTTGTTGGATATATTGGAAAATAAAATATGAACGACGCCAAAAAAATCATCCGTGAATTAGTTGAAGAGGTCATTGAAGAAATGACAGCAACGGGTGCTGTTGTTGGTTATCAAACACCAGCAGCATTTCGTGGTTATAAAAGCAAAAAGAAAACAGCCGAGCGTTCTATGCCAGGTGGCAAAGTTGTAGGCAAAGAAGATACAGATGATACCACAGTTGGTGAGGGTGAAAGACTAACAGTTCGTCGCGATGTTAATATCATGGAAGCTCGTAGTCGTTATCGTAATTTTAAAGAAAGTGACATGATGAAGAATCATGCCAAGATTTCGTATGGTATTAATCAAGCCAAGAAGATGCTTGGTGAAGTTGAATATCTATTAAACATCTGCGAACGCTTAAAGACAGAAGCAGATGTACCGACAAAAAGTTTGTGGGCACGCACTCAACCAGACATGAAAGAAATTCACAGTCGCTTGAAAGAAATTGCTAATCGTATCAACAGAATGGGAAAATAATAATCTATGAATCTAACAGACATTGCCAAGAAAATACTAAGTGAAGATACATGGGGCAATAACCCATCGGCGGCTGCTCCACAAGCACCGGGTCGTTCACCAACCGCAACACAACCACCGGCATCTCCAAATGCCAAGATGATTGACATTTCTGATACTTTCAAAAATTTCAAACTATCACTTGAGAAGCAAGAAGACGCTTCTATTAAAAAACTTGTTGATGAACTAAGCAAACAATTCTTGAAAAAGAATGTTGTTGTAAAAGCATCAAAAGGATCTGTTGGCCAAATTGAAAAAGAATACTCTTTTCCAGTGAGCAGCATTGATATTCGTTATATGAAAGACAAATACTATATTGTATTTTCTGGTAAAGAAGGCAACGAAGCAGAATCTGAATATTACTTAGACGACTCTCAAATTGAAGTCGATGGTTATGGTCAAGAAGCGCCAACCATGCAATCCTCTCTTGGCAAAGGTCAAGTAGGCGGAATCAAATATCCACAAACAATGGGTATTGCGTCAAAACGAAACATTGTACCACAAAACTAACATGAGCAAACAATTATTAGTAGATTTTATTCCTTTTGATATCACTCCACAAATGTTGAGTGAAGCAAAAGCAAACACAAATGGTCCATTGGTTCTAAAAGGCCCATTACAAAAAGCCGGTGAAAAGAATCACAATGGTCGTGTATATCCACGCGAAGTATTAGAGCGTGAAGTTGAAAAATATCAACAAATCATCAAAGAGCGTCGTGCTCTTGGTGAACTTGACCATCCAGAATCTAGCATCATCAATCTAAAGAACGTGTGCCATAATGTTACAGAATGTCACTGGGAAGGTGATACTGTTGTAGGTACAATTGAAATTTTAACAACTCCAAGTGGTAATATTGCCCGCGATTTGATTCGCAACAATATCCGCATTGGAATCAGTAGCCGTGGATTGGGCAGTGTTCGTAATGTAAATGAAAACACTGTTGAAGTACAAGACG